ATGGGAAATGATGGGTAAGCTGATGGTTTCTAGGATATTCGGTAAAGGGTGGGTGGCTTGCAATGGGCTAGACAGGTATCGGCCATTGTGGGTTGCAATGCAGGTTTCCCTTTTCATTATCGGATGTTTGTTCTGGATTGACAGTATGACGGAATCGCAAGGATTCGCCGAAGAAACGTGGGGACGGTTTGCGTACATGTTTCCGGCCGCCATGTGGGCCGCGCTTACAATGGCTTCGTCGTCCATGATTATAGTTGGTCTGCTCAAACCAATCAGGAGTTGGATGGTTTCGGTAGGTTCGTTTCTGTTTTGCCTAAATTTTATTTTGCTGTCATATTCAGCAGTATTCACCGGGGGCGTTGTGGTTGTCGGACTTTACGCCAGTCTCTTCTTTCTCCCCTTGCATATGTGGCTTTTCGTGGAGGCCATAACACGTGCCGACTGAAATTCTAAACGGTATCGTTGCAACCTATGGATTACCAGTAGCTTTCGGAGTTTGGCTATTGTGGAACCTACGCGGCAACAAAGCCAAGGAAGACCCAAACAAGGAAATCCTTGCAGCGCTTCAAGATCTCAAGGAAAGAATGGTGGCTGTTGAAACCATACTGGAAGAGAGAAAGTAATCTATTCTGGGCTTACGATAGACGCACACCAATCAAGCACCGCAGTCTTGGACTTTTGGAAATCTGCTGACCCCATGGCTTTCACAGACTGACTCTTAGGCGTGTAGCAGCGCGCCACATTTTCCTTAACATCTGTGACCGCATAGCCGTGTGACCTGGTAGCCAGTCGGGACAATAGGGCTGCGGCTCGCTCAGCGGCGCCAGGGTTGGCGCAAGCGATCGTTTCTACGTCATAGTACCCGCAGACAAGTAAAGCATGCTTCCTAAACGTCTCAGGCGTTGCTGCGTAGGGCATATTCTGTAGGTCTTCGGGTATATTCATCCAAAGGTTTTTGATTTCGGCAAACTGGTGACGATGGGAGTTCATGGATCGATCACGCAACAGCTCAATTCCAAGAAACTCCCCATCGGCAAGCTTGCGGGATTTCTCGATAGCTATGTTGCCAGCGGGGTGAAACGTAGCACCGTCCCACCGCGCTCGAATGATATTTCTGCCGTCATCGCTCATTGGTTATAGGACCAACGGCTCTAGCTATCTCAAATTTTTGCAAGAATGTTCTAGCAAGATGCCTAGTGAAAGCAGCATCAAATTTAGAAAAATCATCAATCAAAACTTCTGGACCTGCATGAATGATCTTTTTCACTGGCATCAAGATTCCGGGAGTTTTTACAATAAGAGGCGCAGCCAGAGCTCCTGTGATAAATGACCGTCTTTTCATGTCGGATTACCTCACTTAAACAACAACGGCAGCCACAAGGCCGCGTAAACCATCGCAGCAATTCCCAATAGTGTCAGGGCGTCTATGATGATGGGTTTCATGTGGTTTTCTCCATCGCTTCCAATAAGGCACCCCGGTCGCTATCGATGCGTTTTATGGCGATGTCTGCGTATTCGTGGTTTAGTTCGATCAGGGTGGCGTCCATCTGCAGGCGATCCGCGACAAGTCCGGTTGTTCCGGCTCCGCCGAACGGGTCCAAAACCTTGCCGCCAGACGGACATCCCGCCTTCAGGCAGCGCTCAACCAGTTCGGGCGGGAACGTCGCAAAGTGGGCTTCCTTGAAGGGCCGTGTGGCGATTTCCCAGACCTGTACGGGGGCGGGTTCGTAGTTGCGTAGATTCCGGCCGTTGGATTGCTGTTCTTCCTTGGGCATGTCGTCCCAGCTGTCATTGAAACCAGCATGACGGCGTGAATGGCCGCGTTGTTTGTCGGTCTTCTTGTTCCCAACAGCGGTACGGACACCGGGCTTGCCGCCTACGTATGATCCTCCACGAAAACCGTTTGCGTCTTCATCTGATTTCCGCCCGACACGCACCGCTTGCGGGTCGTAGTCGTACCGCCCCTCTTTCGTGAACATGAATATCTTTTCGTGCGCCGTAGCCGGTCTGTCGGTCACGCTTTCGGGCATCGGGTTCGGCTTTGCCCAGATGATTTCGGAGCGGACCCACCACCCCCATTCCTGCATGGCGATGGCAAAGCGGTTCGGAGCCATCACAAGGTCCTTGGGTTTCAGGACGCCCTGAATGGTCGAAAACGGCTTGTCCCTGAACGTCCGATCATCACCACCTGCGGCCTTTGTGTCGGCGGCGCTGCGCCCGTTAGGAGTGGTGGCGTAGCAATCCCCGTAATTGACCCAGCATGTGCCGGTGGGCTTTAGGACGCGATGCACCTCGGCAAACACGCGAACCATCACCTCAAGGTGTTCGGCAAGTGTAGGCTCAAGCCCGATTTGCCCTTTAACACCGTAATCGCGCAGGCCCCAATAAGGCGGAGAGGTGACGACGCAATCAAAGTGGTCATCTGGCAGCGTGGCCAGCATGTCGAACACGTCGCCTTGAAGGACGTTGAACCCCATTCACACGCCCTCCGCTGTATGGGTCCACGGCACCGTGATAGGGGTTGTCATAACTCACCCCTTTCCTTGCGTATAGCTCTGGTGTCAGTGCAAACCGTAGACTGGTTTTCCCCGATAATCCTGGCAATCTCTGCTGGGCAGATTCCGAGATCCAAATACGCGGCTATCTTTTGGCGACGTTCCTTTATTCTGTGTTCAGACTCAAGGTAACCGCCGTTCTTGACAAGACGGGCGTTGCAAAGTTTGGCGTCGGCTTTCATCTGCTCCAAAAGGCTCATGAGGCGTCCTCGGTCTCTTCGGGCACTTCAAGTGGAAAAAAGCTTTGTTCAAACTCCTTTTGTAAAGCCTCGTCCTCGGTCATATTTTCTTGTTCTTCGATATGGCGGTCGCTCATGCGTCCTATTGGATTACCCTCCATTGAGTGGGGATTCTTGCTCTGAAACACTTCCGTCAAGTTCGTTTCGGCGCTGTTCGTAAGCCTCAACCACATCGCCCCAAAGGTCATTGTGCTTGCTTTCCAAGTTGGAAATCAGTGTTTCCCTGCGATCCCACTCAAGGTCTATTTGCTTTAGACCTTTCATGCGCCGAAATTGTGCGCATAAGGCACTTGCTATAGATTCTGCTTTGTCCCTTGGTGTGGCGTCAGGTGGTAAATCTTGGGTAATGGTTTCAACCCAAGTGGGTTGTTTTTTGGGAGGCGCAACCTTTGCAGCTGCATTGCCGTCATCATCTTCAGGTGCAATTCCTGCCATTGTCATGAGGCCATACCGGCGCGCATAGGTCACCGCCGATCCGTAGCCCTGCATATCGTTTTTGCCAATAATCAGTGGCACTTCACATTCAAGAGTTTCACCGCTTTCGCCATGTATAAAAACTGTTTTTACAAATCTGCCGTACTCATTTTCCCCTGTCGGCTGAATGACGGCAATACCGTGTTTATTCAGGGGTTCTAAACAAGCATCCATAACACTTCCCAAGTCCGCATATTTGCTGCGAAAGTGAGGGTTTTCGGACTGCTTTAAGGCTTTTCCCATTTCCATTTGGGCAGCAGTGAGTGAAATCGCTATAGAGTTCTTAGACTGTGTATCTTTACTCATAATTTTCCCTTTTTGGTTGGTGTCCCCATACTATATGCGTGCGTTTAGGATTTCAACCACTTTTGCACCAAATACCAGAACAGGGAAAAGCGGTCTTGGTGGAGGTTAGTCATGGGGTGGACCTTCATTGGTGCCTCCGAAAAACCACGTCGGTGATTTCACAAACAATTACCCATAATCCCAATAGCCAAGGCAAAACAAACAGTCCGCCAAAGACAAGCCATCCTCCGACGGTCGCGTTCTCAGCGGAAATCGATACACAGAGGTTCGCACAATCGCCCATTACCCCTTCCTACCTGCAGAGCTTGCGTCGAAAAACGGAACCCATATCGAACCTTTCGGACCAAAGCATATAGCACCTTTTTCAGTCTTCAAAGCAAACCAACCTTCTGGCATTAGTGGTGTTGACACTATATCCATGCCAAAAAATTCGCCAACCTTCTTAGGGTCCGTCGAGGTTGTAATTTCGAATGCCGTGCGAAAGGCTGCTTTATGTGCCATCCTGTCTATTGGCGTGTTACTCATTGGGCTTCTCCCTGCAAAGCTTCACGAATTATTCTGGCAGCATTTTGATATGCTTCGACTTCGGTGCTACATCCAAAGTGAGACATTACATGTGCTGCCGTATTCATCTCGGATTCGGCAAACGCAAAAGCCCCCTCCAAACGCTCTATCTCGTTCTGTGCGGCGGTGAGGGCGTCGGCGGCTTCAATACGGTCAAGCCGGATTTTCTCCCACCTGCTTAAACCATGCTGTCTTTCGACAGGCTTTCGTAACCGATCTATCAGCTTATCGTGGGTCATGGGGGCGGCTCCAGGATAGTTGCTGTGGGTCACATGCGGCTGCCTTTGCCCTCGGGGCTGAACCAAAGCGCACGAAGATATGCTTGTCGTCCCAAGAGTGCAGGGTGCCAAACTCTCTGGTTCCACCGGCATGAACAAATGTAACCTGCCGTCCAATGTCTGCGTCGGTTAGTTTGCTAATTTCGATTGTGTAATGGGGTAACATGCTACTTCCCCTCCTGTTCAGAGAGGGCGGAGAGGATTTCATTCGCGCGCCGCTTCATTGCTGTTTCCCGATCTTGATGCAGTGGGTGGTGCACGAAGAAACCGAGTACGTTTCTTATTTTCTCAAGATCATCTGGGGTGAACGGCCTCACCTGACGTGCTGCTGCAAGCTGGGCTTCGGCTATGTCAGCGCGGATGTATTCTTGTGCGCCATGCATGCAGTGTTCACCTGCTACGATTGTGCATTTCGGGTTGTCTTCTTCAATTTCTGGCGCATAAAACGCCCAAATCCGCTCCGGTGCCTCTGTGGTCATGGCGTCACCTCTCATTTTGCCAAAGCAACAGCTTGAAGCTTGCCGTTGTATGTGCGCCCCATCTGAGCGCTGCCATTTGTGCCCCTACGTACATCACAATGGCGGCACGAATATCGTCGTCGGTCAGCGTCACGGCTGTATAGTTGTCAATGTCCATCACGACTCGTCCTTTAGAGCGCGCAGGGCGGCAGTCACATCGTCTAGTTTCACCCAAGCGCCGTCCAGATCAGGGACCAAACCCTCATCCGCCAAAGAATACGTAACAAGCTGACCTTGTAGTCCCTCGCCATGTTCGTCCCATTCACGCCGCAGCACCCCCGCCGCAGCCTTTACGGGGTCTGGCGCTGGGGGTAGGGGCAAATAGTGGTAGGTTACCATCCCATACTCAGCGCCAAACTCACGCATTTCGTGGTCATTAATTTCGGCAGCGATTGAATCATGCTCCGCTGCGCAGTCCTCGCAAATAGGCATGGGATCGCATTCATGTGTTGTCATCTGACACAGCTTTGTTGCTGCCGATTGACACTTTTCACACCGCAACACGTCGTCCCGCCACCCGGCCTCTGGCATGAGAGACAGGACGGCATGCCGCTCAGCGTCCAACGCCTTGATGATCTCAATCGCGCGCGCTCCGGCTCTAACCTGCCACCGCTCTAGGTCTTTGATGACATCTGAAATCCTGCGTTCGCTGATGACGCCGGGATGTGCACGGTCAGGGCGGGTGTTCGCGTGATCAGTCATTGGTTGGGGTCCTCTTTGGTCAATTGTCGAACCAAAACACCACGCGGAACTGCTCACCGTCCTCATTGTAGAGTCCGGTCAAGTCCTCAACCGCATACTCGAGGCGGCTTTCCTTCGGGTTTTGCTCGTTGTGGATTGCGCAGAACTGTTCTAGCGGCATGTGGGATGCGCTGTGGTAGTCTGTCGGGCACTTCATAAAGAGGTGCCAAGCCAAATCGCTTACGTCTTTGGGCAGGTTCTTGGGGTAGTGCGGCCCGCTTTCACGTACATTTGCGACTTGACCAAAGAAACTATAGTCCCGCTCCGCGTAGAGAGGACGATTTTTCATTCGGTCGGAAGCCGCAATTCCGATCCACCGGCCATCAACCTTTTCCTCTATTACAGTGTGGATATCACATCCCATGTCCTGCCTCCTTCTCCTGTGCGGTCTCGAACTCCTGACCAAGATCAGCAAGATCGTTCAAAGCGGCCTGACGGTCTGGCCCACTTGCCTTTCCAACGGCAACGCCGACTTTGTATGCGTGACGATTTGGAGCCTTCAAAGCGGCAACCACCTGATCGGCAATGCCCTGTGGATCGCTCGTGTTCAGAACCGATAGCTGGGCGATGCAGGCCCCGGCGTCATTGAGCAGCATGATTGACTGTCCGACGATTGAGGAATAGGCGACCTTTTCTGCGTCGTGGATTTGCTCTGTCATACCTTATCCTCCTGTTCTGCGGATGCCTTTGCGCTTTCGAGGGTGTCGCGGAACCAATGCTTTGTTCCCCCGAATAAAGTGTTTGGAAAAAGGCGGACGCGCCATGCATCAATTTGTTTGCTAATGGTGTATATACCCTTTTCCCCATTGGCGTATATCGTGTTACTATTAAGGGAGGTGGAGCCCCAGTTTAATGGTTTAGACATCGCTACCCCCTTCGGTTTTGAGGGCTTTGGGCTCACCGGAGTTAAAGAACCTTCCGTGGTGCTTCTGTCCTGCTTCGCAATACGCTTCATGCGCTTGCTGCGGCGTGTCGAATGTTCCAAGGTATTTCTTCTGGCCTTGAATACGAATTTGAGCCCTCCATTTTTTTCTATCCTTGGTGAGAGACACGCCGCAGTATCCAGACGTGTTGGAGGCCGTCATTCCTCGGTTCTGGCAATTTTGCGAATGAGTTGCCTCTCTTAGATTGGAAATCTTATTGTTGACAGGATTCCCATCTATGTGATCGATAGAGTTTTTGGGCCAGAGACCGTGAATGTATAACCACGCCAATCGGTGTGTTAGGTATCGTTTCCGGTTTATGCAAATTTGTAAGTAACCTTGGCCAGCAATAGTACCGGCCTTGTCGCCCACATTGGCTGAACCTTGCGTTACGATCCAGGTGAACTCGCCAGTGCTCGGATCGTAGTGAAGCAGTTTTTTTAGTTCTTTTGAAGTGATTTTTGATTGTTTACTCATACCCAAATAGCCCCCACAATAATTGCCGCCAAAATGATCCATTTTACTGCCCTGTCCTGCTTCCGGGGCGGCCCTTGCCACCAGCGCATGTCAAAGGATCTAAAACGCAGACCTTCCATCTGCCGGGGCCGGGGAGTGGCCTCTGACGCTAACTCGTTACTGCGTACATGTGCGTCGAAAGGGGTGGGGGAGGTCATGACTGGGCCTCCACCTCTGAAAGCGCGGCCTGCATGTCAGAAACTTCTTTGCGGGCCTTTCCCAACAGCTTGTTGGCGTCCTGTCGCATTAACTCTGCAACTTTGGAAAACAGGTCCTCTGACAACTCGTTCATTGCCCGCACCATGTACTTTTCCAACAATTCGCGGTCGAAAGAGTCGAAGCGGTAGACGCTGGAACTGCCGTAGGATCCGGTGTAGCTGCTAAACAAAGTCTTGACGGCGAAACTTGGATTCCGGTTGTCCACCCCAAAGCCTGCGCGGTATTTGTCAATGCCAGCCTTGGCCGTGGCTTTGCGGTAATTATCCCAGAAAGTCTCTGCTTTATTGGCGTTACCCTGAAGCTTTCTTAGGGCGTTGAAGTTTTCCAGTTGTCCGGTCATTGGTTCTCACCCCGTGCTTTGGCGAGGGCTGCGTTTATGCGATCAAGGACTGCCCAGCATTCGTTTTCAGGGTCCTGACCCTCACAGACCTCCCAGCGAACAGTGTGCTGAGCCGAGATGAGCGCCTCATACAGTTCCGGTGCTGCGGCTATTAGCTGGGCGTTGGCTTCTCGGTCGGTCTTGAACCCCGTTTCTGTCTTGACCGAATGCCAGTGCAAAGTTGCGATTGTGTTGTCTGGATCATTTATAGGATAAACTTGCGTCCTTCGCAGTTCGTCGCAGCCCCTTCTATGAGATTGTGCCCAAGGCCCCGGAGTGAATCTCGTATCCATCACGCAGCCTCCCCGCCCTTGGTCCGAAGCTCCTTAAGCTCAAGAGACATGAGTTGTTCCGAGCGCCGCAACGCTGGGTCGTAACGCTGGACCTTTTCCCATGACGAGTTTTGCAGGATGTTGCGCTGGTAGCGTACCTCGGCAATGTTGCGCTCAAGGTACTCTTCGCGGGTTTCGTTTTCATAATCGGACATCTGTTTTCCCTTTGGTTGGTTGCCTAATACTATTTGCGGCTGCGTATAATGTCAACCTTTTTTCGGGTCTCTTCTATGTAATTATAGTCGGGTCCGTGCTTTCGGTGCCAGTTTTCTTTGCCGTTGTGAATGGCTTCCGGTCCGTCCTGATGATGCGGCTTGCAAAGAGGTATGCAATCATACCCAGATCTTTTTCTTGAGCCAAATCTGTTATGGATACAGTGGTGTGCGTCGGAGGGTCCGGGGTGTCCGCATATGCAGCATGGAAGCGTCTTGACGAGACGCATGTATTCCAATTCGGCTTTTCCCTCGGGGCTTTTCCAGTGCTTTTGACGTTTGGCGCTCACGCGGCGCATAGGTTTCGGCTTTGACTTGAACCCGGTTCTCTTAAGTGGTGTTTTTCGCTTAAGCATTCAGTCGATCAGCGATGAAAGATCGCACGATATCCACTGTCTCAGAGTGAAAAGAGCCCCCATCACGAAGGCGTTTTACGAAGTTGGAATTGCCGCACGCTTTCACACCGAAGTAGCTTTCTCCCATTTCGGATTCTTCAAGGTACTTTTCGACCAGATCCAAAAGCGGTTCTTCAAAGGCGGATACCTCTTTCCTTGCATCTGCCAGCACTCTATCCGCTTCTTGGTTTTTATAATGCGATGTCAGGGATTCGAGCATGGCAAGAGCGGTGCGTGTTTTGGGAAAGTTGTAGTTCATTACAATTCCTTTGGTTGGCTTAGTGACAAGCCCGATTCGTCGGGCTTGCTTCAAAACCTTCCATTTATTTTTTGTTTCTTTTGTCTTTGACAAGTTCGCCGTCTTTGTTGAAGACAAGATCAACTTCACGTTGCTCCATGGCCGAGCCGTCGCCTGTGCGATTTGCAGTCACATCAAAGTTTCCAACAAAATGACACGCAGTGCCGCCAGTGTTGGGGATAACTTCGTATCCTGCGTCCAAGCACTCGGCCGATGCAGCGCTGGCGCCCAGAGCCAACGCAAAAGCTGTTACAGTAAATTTATTCATGATGTTCCCTTTCGTGGGTTGGTTGGTGGGAAATTTCCCGTTTCAGTGACACCAACATATTAGCGCTTGCAAACAGTGTCAAGAACAAGATATAAAAAAGAGGCGCCCCGGAAACCAACCTGGGACGCCTCTCGCAACCAGCCCAAAGGGAAAATGGGCAAGACCATCAAAGGGCCTCAGTTATTTGGTAACTGATTTACCAAGTCGCGGTCAACAGACTTGAAGGGAATAAAATGAAACCACAAATTTCTTCTGATTCTCCCGTAGTCCCAAACGTGCTATACAACAGCACCATTTCAATCGCAGCCCGAGGTATCTACGCCGTTCACTGCGCCATACTGGAAGACGGGGACAAAGCAACCAGCAAGCAAATGGCGGATCTTTGCGGACTTTCTGAGACTGAGTACTTTGACTTGATGGACGAACTTGTGGAGCGGGGGTTGGTGAAGTGACATTTGTTATCCGTTTGCCGTGGCCCGAAGCGGATCTCTGGCAGAATCGAAAAAAACACTGGGCAGTAGGCGCTAAGGCCGTCAAAAGTGCTAGGAGATATGCATGGGCGATTGCAAAAGAGCAAAAAATTCCGTGTTTACCTAACGCAATACTGGAGTTCGAGTTTCACCCACCTACAAACCGCAATCGCGACATTCAAAACATGCCCGCAACCCAGAAGGCTGCTATAGACGGCATAGCAGATGCCATGGGCTGCGATGACAGCGGTTTTCGCACCCGATTTCCCGACAGGTTCAATGGCGTCGTGGCCGGTGGGTGCGTGATCGTCAGGATAATCCCTCCGGTTGTGGAAGTAGAGCATCGGGGGGTTGTGTCGTAGCAAAGAAAAGGGCCAGGAAAATCCCGGCCCTTGCTATCTGTCCCAGTGTTGGGTTATGGTAGCGGTGTTCACTCGCTGGGTAAGTTCTAGCATCACAAAATAATGCTTGCAAGCCCAGCCTCAACAAAGGAGGCTGAATTGTCACTTGATTTTGAAATCTACCACAATCCCAATAGTGCTAAACAAGTAGCCAATGTTCATATGTTCCGAAAAATATCGGATAGATATGACTGGATTGATTTTAGTCAACCTAACCCAGATGTTGCCCCTTGGCACATTGTTGGATTGGTAAGATATAACGGCGGATCTCCAATAATTTTAAATTTTTGGCCTCACAAGGGAAAAGCTCAAAGGGAAGATTGCCAATCAGTTCAGGGATATGATGCCATTCGAGAACTAATTTCAGAATGCATTGAAGATAGTCAGGATGAATTGGATGTAATAGAATGAGCTGGGACGTTCAAAAAGCCGTTGCCGACCGTCGTGTCGGATCTCCCACGAAAAAAGCAATCTTAATGTTCTTTGCGGCGCGCGCAAGCGATGATGGCTCTGGAATCTGGACTGCTAAACAGACAATCGCTGACGAACTTGAGATGAACAAAAGAACCGTTCAGCGTCAAATTGGCGAAATGATCGAAGCTGGATTGATTTCTGAAGTTGGCCAGCGCTCTTGTGCACGCGGATACACAGTAGAATACCGTATCAATCTTTCCGCTTTAGAGGGGCTTTATTTGACGGGTGACAGAGTGTCACGGGTGGCACACGACCACCCCACGGGTGGCACACGACCACCCCTAGGGGTGGCACACGACCACCCAAATAACCCTTTAGAAATATCCCAAGAAGTAACTAATACCCCCCTCCCCCCTAAAGACGAAATATTAGAAATCCTCTGTAGCGTCATGACTGAGGAAAGCGCGGAAGCTTTCATCGATCATCGGAGGCACAAGAGGGCAAAGCTTACCGAGAGAGCTGCTTGTCTCATTGCAAAAAAGCTTCACGGAAACCCACAGGCTGACGCTATCGTTGAAAAAAGCATAATGAATGGTTGGACGGGAGTGTTCCCCGAAAGCATACCTTCCCACGAAAGGACAAACGGATATGGAAAATCAAGGCATGATGGGGCCGCTATCGAAAGAGCCCGGCGCGCAGCACAGCGAGCTAGTGAACGCCATGAGCGAGAAGAAGCACAACGACAAGACAGATGCAGGTTGGATAGCGGGACGGATAGAAACCCTTCTAAGCCACTACTTTCAGCCGGACAATCCGGTTGAGGTTTTTGAAAGCGCAATGGATGACTGGATTTCAGTTCTCGAAAAGTACCCGGAGGAAATCATCGAACATGCTTGTCGGTTCTGGGTTCGAAACTTTCAGTCTAAGCGACCGACTCCTGCAGCAATTTCTTCAATTTGCCAAACTCATCGCGACAACCAGAACAGAAGAAAATCATCATCTGTTCCAGCACGCGGAGAAAGAAGTCACCTGACATTTGACGAAATGGAATCATTGCAAAGGTGTTTGGAGATAGACCGAAAATGGTTGTCAACAAAGCGCGACAGATTTGACGAAGTTGTTTTCGTGTATCCCGAGCTGGCGCGTCATGCGGTTCAGTTCATGAGGTATTGGGGTGAGCCGTTGCCTCCGGATATTCCGCAGGAGTTGATAGATGGACTTTGATAAAAATGAAGTAACTGAGGATGAATGCAGAAAGGTAGGGAAATGGTGATGTTTGATAAATTTTCTCGCAGAAATAAAAGCGATCTTAGGTTCCTTTTCTTTACGATTATGGAGGCAGTTTGGTTAATGTGGTTTGCGTTGATAATTCTTAGCGCTTGCCTTTTATCCTTTGTTGGGGTTGTTTGGATCTTTCAATTTTTTACAGGGATTAACTTGTGATGTCTGAGTGGGGTCCGTGGATCGAGCATGACGGCAAAGGATGTCCTGTGCCAGTTGGCACGTACTTGCATTTGGTTTCAAAATGCGGATTCCACCAACATGGCTACGTAAAACGACTTAAGCCGGGGTGCGGATATTTTTTCTGGGATTGGGTTATCGCGAAATGGGGGCACGATAAACATTGCATTGTCCGCTACCGCATCCGAAAACCTCGCGGTCTCCAAATTCTTGAAGAACGTTTAGCCGAAATCGACTCTCCTATTCAGGAGGTCACGGCATGACCAACGAACACGACATACGCCAGAGAAACCGGCGCCGACATCATCAGATAGGAATGCTGAGCATCTACCTGGCCGTCACTGTCGCTGCGATGACGGTCATTGCTGGTATTCAAGTGTTGCGATGGGTTCTTGTTCTTTTAGGAGTGGAGTTGTAATATGTGCTTGAGCCTGGGATTGACCGGACAACTGTCTCGGGCTCACCGGTCCCGAAACGCGTTCGGGAAGCTACGTGTCACAAGCGTCATGAGGTTTGCCCGCTGGGTGCGAACGGAAAGAGACACAACTCAGCATAACCGCTCTTTGGTGGTGCAACATGCGCCGGATCAACCAGGATCACGTCGAAAGACCTGTAGGATTTACTGGCCGGGGGTTGCACCTCCTGAGCGCGGCGGCGTGGAAAGCTACACGCTATGATTTCTGTGAATGCAGCGACAAACATCCAAAGTCCCTAAGCGCGGCAGAACCAATAACGGACTATGCCAATAGGGAAGCGCCGGATTAGCGCCCGGCCCGCGCTCAAACACAAAAGGACACGCAATGTCAAACGGAAGTTGGTATTATTACTACGGCGAAGATCAGGACACCGCCCGCGTCATGGCGCCGGGCTCTCAAACTGGCAACGCCGTCCCGCAGATAAATGCAGGCGAAAGTATCGACTTTAGGTTTTCATTGCGAGATCTGCAAAGCCGCATTGATCGGGACAACGACAACCCGGCAAGCTGGGTGTGCACCATCTACGTGAAACAGTTTCCTGCGGACACCACAGAGATTACTCGCGTCATCCCTCTGGACTCAAACGAAGAGTGGACAGGAATCCTAACTCCAACCGAAACCGCCGCTTTGACTAGTCGGGGTATTTATCGCATCATTGCAGCGTTCACCAATGCTGGGACTGGGGAAAACGAACAGATCGAAACCAGATTTCAGCTCAACGACGCCTGGATCTAGGAAAGGAAACACAATGGCCAAAGGTAAAGGTTACGGAATGGGCAAGATCGGATCGAACCCGCGTGGTGGCATGAATAAGGCTATGCCCGGCAGGAAGATGCCAAAGTCAAAGCCCGTCATGTCCAACAACAAAAGCTTCGCTTCGAACCCCTCTGTGGGTGGCGGCAAGATGAAGCGCATGTAACCACTCTTGCTGTGGACGGTGGCTTATGTTACCGTCCATGCATCAACCAGAGAAAGGGAAAACAAATGGATCATGAAAATCCGAAATTCACAGACTTCTTGCCGAAGCATGTGACACTTCACATTGCACACGATCCCCATAAGGGCGTCTATGAAAGTGTTCAGCAGTATTTCCGTAGCAAGGATGAATGTGCGCACGGACCTACGGATGGATTTGACGAAAGCGAGTGGATCAGCCGCGATGATTTCAAAGAAGCGGTCGCTCACGATAGTCTTTGGGAAATCCAATGGTATCCTAATTCGCCAGTTGGTTTCTGCACCGCTTATGGTTCAACCTTTGAAAACGCCATGATGTGCGCAAATCAGTAGAGATAAGGATAAAAGCGCATGAATAAAGTTATGAGAAAAGAGTTTGATCGCCTTTGCAGGAAACATTTTGCCCGCGTGATTAAGAATGAAAATGTTTGTGATTGCGAAAGTGGCGCATATCATGTCAGTGGAGGCTGCCTTGAGTGCGGGAGCAAGATAAGAGGAACCTGGCTTGCTGCCAACTTGGCTGCCGAGGAAATGGTTCGAGATTACGGAAATAACTGGGATAGTAGTGACAAAAATGCCGCTTAAGAAAGGTTCATCCCGCAAAACCATCAGCGCCAACATTCGCACCGAGCGTGCGTCCGGAAAGCCTCAGAAGCAAGCCGTCGCCATAGCACTTTCCAAAGCAGGCAAAAGCCGAAAGAAACCAAAGCGCCGGAAATAGGAGCGTTACGCCTTGACCGATTACTCAGCCCATGAAGCCATGCACACCTCCTCTGTTCTCATGGACACCTACGCCACGCACGTTGGCGAGCATCCTTTCGTTGAGTCCAATCCCGATATCGCAGCTAAGGTTGAAGCCGCGATGGAAGCCATGATGGAAGTATACCAAGCTATCGGCCAAATGCATCTCGCTGAGGATTTGAAACAAGGAATGACCGAAGCGCTTGCTCACACCAAAGGTGAAGGCGATGCTATCGTACATGAACCAAAGGGCGATCAAATGAGGGCCGTGAATGAGTAGGAAATTTAAAGCACTTGATTTGTTTTGCTGCGCGGGTGGTGCAAGTGTTGGATTGAGCCGCGCGGGTTTTGAAGTTGTTGGCGTGGATTGGGTCCATCAAAAGAGATACCCATTTGAATTTCACCAAGCGGATGCTTTGGAATTTGACCTTTCTGGATTTGACTTTATATGGGCGTCCCCCCCGTGTCAGGGATATTCGGTAATGCGTCACGCCCCTGGTGCTATTGGGGCACCTCTTTTGATTGACTCGGTTAGGGAAAGAATGCCTTCAGAGGTTCCTTGGGTTATTGAAAATGTTGAGCAAGCTTCATGGGCTCTTCGAGATCCAGTTCTTTTATGCGGATCGATGTTTGGCCTTGGTGCCCAAGGCTGTCAATTGAGGCGTCACCGGCTATTTGAGGCAAATTTTCATATACCTCAGCCCAAGTGCAATCACGACAATAGGCCGGTAATTGGTGTGTATGGAGGCCACGCACGAAAGCGGGCGGCAAGCGCTGGGGGCCGACGTACGCGTGATGTTTGGGAGGGCGGCCACAAGGCCGCTGCGTCCGAAGCAATGGGCATGAATTGGGCGACTTTGGCGGAAATGTCAGAAGCTATTCCTCCCGCTTATTCGGAATATATTGGAAGGCATGCCATTTCTAATATCACTGACGCAAGTTTTCACAAAACACTAGCGTTTGCATAGGGGAAACGAATGCCCAATAAGCTCACCAAAAAGGAAGCCAGGTTTGTGCAGGAGTATCTTATCGACCTGAACGCAACTCAGGCTGCAATCAGAGCAGGGTACAGCGCAAAAACAGCGCGGCAGATAGGTTATCAGCTATTGACAAAACTTCACATTCAAAATGCCATTGCTGAGGCGCAAGCCAAGGCTGCCGAAAAGCTGGAAATTACCCGTGAGCGCGTGTTGCAGGAAATCGCAGATATTGCCTTCACGCCTTCCCACACCCCAGATAACGAGACGTTTCTTTCCAACAAAGATAAGCTGAATGCGCTGGATAAGCTATCTCGTCACCTTGGTCTGTTTGAGAAGGACAACGACCAGCGCGCGCCGACCATTATCATTGCTAAAGACGACAGCGAACTGTGAATGCCATCCCAGACCAAAACACCTTTACGCTTACCGAGAAGCAGAAAGAAGTTCGCGCGGTATTCAGCACTGCAGCTCGGTACTTCCTGGTCTATGGTGGGTCTAGGTCAGGAAAAACATTCTTCATCTGCTACAGTATCATTGTAAGAGCGCTAAAGGCGCCTGGATCTCGCCACGCCATATTTCGCAATGACGGTGTTGATACCAAGCAATCGGTCGGCAACGAGACGATTCCCACTGTGGTCGATCTGGCCTTTCCTGGACTTGTCATCAAGTGGAAGGAAAAGGACGGATACTTTGCTTTCCCGAATGGGTCTCAAATTTGGCTCGCCGGCCTCAAGGACAAAGAGCGCTTGGATAAGGTTCTTGGCCGCGAATATGTGACCATCTACCTGAACGAAGCGTCTCAGATTGTCATGACCGCATTTGAGCTTGTGAAATCTCGCTTGGCGCAGGTGGTCAAAGACATCAATGGCAACATTCTAAAGCAAAAGATGTACATCGACCTGAACCCCACCACATCTGCGCACTGGACTTATCAGATGTTTGTTCTCGGCGTTGATCCAGCCGACCCGAGCAAGCGCGAAATACCGGACTACGAAGAAAACTACCGTTACATGACGGTGAACCCCATCGACAATGCGGACAACTTATCTCCTGAGTATATTGAAAGCCTCAAGAATCTCTCAGAGCGACAGCGCCGCAGATTCTTTGACGGTGTATTCACGGCAGACGATGACAACGCACTGTGGCGCCGCAAGTGGATTAAGATAGACACACCCCCGGAACTTGAGCGCATTGTGGTGGCCATCGATCCGGCCATTTCGTCAGAGGTAGGAAGCAATGAAACTGGTATCGTGGCTGGGGGGCTGTCAAACGGACGAGGATACGTGCTGGAAGATGAAAGCGGGGTTTGTCGCCCCGAAGAGTGGGCGCGGAAAGCCATATCGCTATACGACACTCTCGATGCTGATTGCATTGTCGCAGAGAAGAACCAGGGGGGAGAAATGGTAGAGGCCACTATTAGATCTGTCGCGCGTGGTAGAACTATACCCGTTAAACTTGTCACGGCTACACGCGGCAAGCATATTCGCGCGGAGCCGATCGCGGCACTCTACGAGCAAGAGAAGGTGCGACACGCAAAAGAACTGCCCGAACTGGTTGACCAGATGTGCAGCTTTACATCGGGCTTTGATCGCAAGGAACAGGGCTATTCACCAGACCGTATGGACGCTCTTGTGTGGGTGATGACTGAACTGTTTCCCAAAATGACGCGCCCCAAGAAGGAGAAGAAAGCACTGCACATTCCCCGCGCAAAAAGGTTGGGGTAGGGTTGACGCTGTAAGCGGTAGCTTATATATTACCTGTAGAAGCACAGGAGTAGACGAGATGTTTATTTACACACTTGGAGAGATTGTAGGTTTAATTTGGATGGGCTTGGTAATTTTATTTTGCGCATTCTTTTTTGCGTGGGCAAGATTTTACAATTGGCGTCATTATCGCAAAATGAAACGGCAACATAAAGATGACTAACCCCCACCACCTACTTGCGCCTACAGAAACGAGAGGGAAAGAACATGGAAGTTAAAACCGGGAAGTTTTACAGAAATGGGAATGATGCCATTGGTGGTCCCGCTGTTTATTCACCCGATTATCCTGGTGACAGTTATCCTTGGGTCGTGCCGCCTTTGGGGCATTTTAAGAAAAATGGCGAATCCGTTAAGAATGAGGGTCACGACCAGCACCTACAATGCAATCTCATAGCCGAATTGATCCACGGGCCGCGCCCGTGGGGTGAAATGACAGACGCTGAGAAGGGCGCGCTGTTGTTGGCGGCTAAGAAAGGGAGCAAAATTGAATATTATGTTGACGATTTGGGGTGGCATACGTTCCCCGGAGATCCCAGCTTCGATTCAGATGTGCTTCGCTATCGTATCAAGGTAGTAGAACCAGTTGTTGAGACTGTGAAGCTGTACGGCTCTAATGTCACGTGGACTCCGACGCAAGTTGATAGCGATGAACGCAAACTTACTCTCACCATCAAGGATGGACTTGCGGTCACCGGCACGTTCACCAATGAGAACGGGGACGTGATCGAGCTGCAGGAAATCTGATGAAAACTCTCTACGTGATTATCCTCACCTTCAATTCGTGGGACGAGTGCCAGGACTTCGCGCACGACGCCGGCCTCTACGACATGGACCAGGTTGAGTTCATGTGCCACGAACACCAGCAACCGAATGAAACCGCGCCGAGCAAGTCTCTGCGCCCCAAAGCGAGGACAGATTGATGATTGATATCAGTGATACTAACCTACACAAACCCGGTGAAATAACGTTGTTTCATGATGGAAAGACGCTGCGGGACGAGTTCGCGATGAAAATCCTAGAGGCAGCTGCCTACAGCGGTGATCCTATCGACATGCGCAAAGGCGAAACAGAGCGAGAGGCACTTTATCGCTTTTGGAGAGGTATTGCGGAAGGGGCCTACATAGCGGCTGACGCCATGATGCGCGAACGAGAGAAACGGGATTGACACCCCGGCGCACATGGGCCTAACCTAACTCACCTATCACGATACTCTGTATCTGTGCCTCAATACCACTCACGCCCGGCTGGCAGAACCTTGACGGTGCCAGTCGGGTCTTTTTATGCGTATTGATTGCAAGGGCTTTGAATGCAATAATCGCGCAACTATTGCTCGTTTAAGGTTCACTGATGGCCCGCAAGACCAAGACATCTCTCGATCCAAACGTTCAGATGACAGACGAAGAGCAGCAAATGCTTGAGCGCTTCAAGCGCGACATTGAAAGCGATGCGGATGCAATGGACGATCAGCGCGACAAGGCCAATGAGGATATGCGCTTTGTCAACGTAGACGGCGGCATGTGGGAAGACTGGTTTGAGGATGTGTTTGACCACGAGGACCGCGTAAGGCTTGAGCTGGATATCGTTTCGAACCCCCTTCAAAGATTTCTGGGCGAGCGAAACCAGAACCCCACGGGCGTTGTATTTAAGCCAGACGACAGGGGGACGACCACCAAGGATTCAGATCTTCTTAACGGTATATACAGGTCTGACTTTCGGGATTACTCAGGCAAGATAGCCGTAGACAACGCCATCATGGAAATCGCCACTGTTGGAGTGGGATCTTGGCGGCTGGCTAACGAGTTTGACGACGACAGCGACCCGGAAAACGAAAACCAGCACATTGAATGGAAACCCATCTACAACAGCTACAACACCGTGTACTGGGATCAGTCGGCTTTGCGCATCGACAAGCGCGATGCGGGACACTGCACGGTCCTAACCCAATACACGGATGCAAGCTTTGAAAAAGAGTTTCCAGGTCATCAGCCTGTTAGCGCATACACGCCTGAAAGTAGGGACTTTGGTCGGCGTGGCATAGGCGCAACTGCCGACATCCCAATCTATTACATCGCCACGCGCTATGAGATTGTCCGAAAAGAAACAACTGCATTTGTTTACAACAATCTGGCAACCGAAAAGGTTGAGACGTATTCCAAGGAAGATCACGACAAAATCAAGGACGAACTGGCCGACGACGAAACGCGCACATTTGTCAGAGAGCGCACGGTTATTCACCAGACATGCGAGCGCACCGTATTCAGTGGGACCGAGATCCTGCGCAAAACCAAGCGTGTTGCAGGAAAATACATTCCTGTCGTTACTGGATACGGGTACCGAGCTTTTGTTGATGGAACGGAGCGCTATCGGGGGTTGGTGCGCAAGATGAAGGACGCTCAACGCCTGTACAACGTGCAGGTGTCCCAGCTGGCGGAGAACAGCGCATCAGCGGGTCAGGAAGTCCCGATTTTTACCCGCGAGCAGGTTGAAAACCAAGACATTTCTGAAATTTGGGCTGACAAGAACAACAAGCCATTTCTCATGGTGGACAATGCCACCGATGAAGAGGGAAATATTGTTGCTATGGGTCCGCTTGGATACAACAAGCCCGCAGCTTTGGACCAATCCACAACAAGCCTTCTTGGGATTATCCCGGCATACATTCAGGAGCAAACCGGATTTGTAGCGGGGGAGGCGATCGACAAAGAGGCCAGCGGAAAAGCTCTTGCGCAACTCATGAAGCGTGAGAACATGAACACGCAGGTTGTCAGCGAAAACATTGACACCGCAATCGCATGGTCAGGTGAAATCTATCAGGCCATGGCCCAAGAGATTTACACAACCCCACGCATAAAGCGCACCCTCGAGCGTGATGGCACTGAGGGAGAGGTCGGACTTCTCGAAAGCGTAATGGACCAACAAACGGGCCAGTTTGTTGAAAGCAACGATCTGCGCACAAAGAAATTCAAGTCGTACGCAGATGTCGGACCGCAATACGAAACACAGCGCGAGCAGACTGTCGAGGACATGAAGGGCATTATGGAATTGCTGCCCAATGTTCAGGGCGGTGAGCAGTATATGCCGATTGCCTTGGCGGTTCTGATGGATAACATCACGGGTGCCGGTCTTGGACCACTCAAGGATTTCAATAATCGCAAGATGATCGAGCTAGGACTGAAGGAACCGAAAACCGATGAGGAAATCGAATTTGCTCAGCAGTTGGCCCAAGCCGCAGGGGCGCCCAATCCGCAGGCAGAGCTTATCGAAGCAGCCACGCAGCAATCACTTGCAGAAGCGCGGAATCTCGATGCAGCAAGCGCAGAGAAGGTTGCCAACACGGCCCTGAAAGAAGCTCAGACAGCCAAGACAATAGCAGAGATTGGCAACGAGCAAGAAAAAGTTCGTCAAACTGGCGTGAAGCTTTTGCAGGAGACGCGGCAGCGCGCCAGAGAGCAATTGCGCCAGTTTCCGATTAATCAGAACAGACCGCAGTAATTAAGAGGAACAGATACGATGGACCTGGATCAAATACAATTTTCGCCTAAACCTTCCGAAGACAAAAGGCGAGAGCCAAGATTTTCGGGAACCGGAATTCTATGGTTTACGGAAACGTCTATATCATACGTTAATCCTAGAGGATTTAGAGAGTGGCTTGGGTTTATATTGGGTTTTCCAAAGGCTTATTGCAAATACAGAAAATCAATGACATCCTTATAGTAATTCGCCAATACGGCGTTTCCCCCGCCTGAGGGTCAACGGGCCAACCCAAGGAGCAAGCTATGGGTAACGAAACCACTATTCCCGAATTCAATCCGTCTGGTTCTGATGTTGTTGCTGGCATCAAGCAGCGCACAGAAGATTTGATGGATTATCTGCGCGACAACGTACCGGAAAATCGGTGCCGCAGCCTCGCGCTGACGAACTACGAGCAAGCCGCAATGTGGGCCGTGAAGGCCAACTTCACCTAACACTGAGGGCGGCTTCGGTCGCCCTTCCTTCAGAAAACAACCCATTTGCCCTAATTTCAGTTTTGGGTTAAATTCACAGCATAGGGAACGGGACCCCCTTTGAACCCGGTGGCAAAGCCTAGGAATAGCTACCCGAAGCTGCGCCTTACTCTAGCATCTACAGAGGTTAAAAGATGTCGAAAGCTGAAACGGCACTCAAAGAGCAAGATAACGACGAATCCCTCATCATTGAGGATAAAACCAAAGATGATGACGGCGATGGTGAAATCACCCGCGAGGATCTTCTGAATGAGGATCAGGATGACGACACCGACGCTGAAGATGGCGACGATGACACTAACGATGATAGCTCATCTGGTGAAGGCGACGACGAGGAAGAGTTCGAGATTGCGCTCGATGGTGACGGCGGGTCGCACCCGAAGGACGATGATCGCGGAATCCGAAAGAGGATCAACAAGCTAAACCGAAAGGTGGACGCGGCGAACGAGGGCAAAACCGAAGCCGAAGGACTGCTGGAAGTCGAGCGAGAACGCAACAGATTGTTGCAAATCGCGCTTGATAACCAAAATGGGGACGCATCAAAGAAAGACGCGCCTCCTGATCCAAATGACTTTGACGATGGGATTGCAGATCCCGCATACGTGAAGGCATTTCAGGATCACGTAGCAGCCGGGGTTCTGGCCAAAGCTCAAGAGTCGCAGAAACAGGTTCGGACGGAAACAGAAACGCAAGGCAAGCTACGTGGTCGGCAAGAAGACCATTACCGCCGTGCCGATGCGTTGAAAGTTCCCGACTATGACGACACCGAAGACAACGCCATTGGCATTCTTGGTCACGAAGTGGTCAACCAGTTGATTTCTAATTCGGACAAGTCGGAAGTGATTTTGTACTGGCTCGGAAAGAATCCGGGAAAAGCAGAAGACCTGAAAGGCTTGATTGAATCCAATCCCGTGAAAGGCGTCCTCGAACTGGGTAGACTTGAAGCCAAGCTTGTTGCGCGGCCCAAGTCGAAAGACAAACCCGCGCCCGATCCTGACAGGGATCAAAGGGGCGGCGGCGCTGGCACCAGAAGACGCCAGCGCGGCCCCAAGGGTGCGACCTTCGAGTAAGGACTCACGGCTATGGCCAACAACTTTGACAGTAACTTTACGCGATACCTGGCGCGCGTATTTTTGGAGAAATTCGAGACCGCCAGGGTCATGTCTAAAAACGTTGACACACAGCTTTTGGAAGGGCGTTTCCGTCCTGACACTGGCAGTAACGTGGACTTCAAACGCCCGACTGACTACCGTTCGGTGCGGACTGCTACAGGTGACGTTTCGGGCACTACTGCGTCGGACATTATCACCGGTAAGGCAACTGGTACCATCCAAGACTACTTCACTGTGGAAGTCAACTTTAACGAAGCAGCCGAAGCGGTCGAAATGGATCAGATCGACAAACTCTTGGCGCCCATGGCGACACGGATTGTGACCGATCTGGAGCTAGACTTTGCTGGTTTCATGATGCGCAATTCCGGCCTCTTGGCTGGCACGCACGGCCAAGCGGTCAACACATGGGACGAGGTTGCACTTGCCGGATCGGTGATGCAATCGCACGGCGTTCCCATGGACGGCATGTGGTACTATGCGGTTAACCCGTATACCCAGCGTAGTCTGGCAAGCAATCAGCGCTCGCTGGGCGCAGGTGGTGAAGCCGGGGATCTGATCTACGATGCCCACACCATGGCGACAATTGCCCGCAACTTCGCTGGCATGGATGTCATGACCGCGACCACTCTGGCAAGCTACACTGCTCCCAGCTATGGGGGCGACCTTGTTGGTGCGGTAAACGGTACGCCAGATGGCACATACCTGACTGCCAAAGACACAATGACGCAGAGCATTGCTGTCGATGGCTTCACTGGCACGCCGACCATTCCGGCGGGGACCATGATCCAGGTCACCGGGCGCAATCGACTGAACTTGTCCACACGTCAGGCAATCATCGACGATCAGGGCAACAACGTTGTCTGGACCGGCGTGGTGACTTCTGATGTGACGCTGGCAGCCGGTGCGGGCACTCTGGTGGTCTCTGGTCCTGCGATCAACGAGGCGACTGGCGCCTACAACACGGTCGACAGTGCAATCGCGGACAATGACGTTGTGACCATTCTCGGCGCGCAGTCCACCACCTATCAGCCAAACTTGTTCTGGCACAAACAGGCGTTCGCAATCGGTTCCGTACCGATCAAGAAGCTGTACTCGACAGACACCATTGCAACCACAGAAGATGGTCTGCAATTCCGTGTCTCAAAAGGTACCAGCTTCCGCGAAAACCAGCAGATGGTGAGATTTGATTTTAGACCTGCATATGCGGTCTTAAACCCCTTCTTCGCTGGGCAGGCATTTGGGACCGCATAAGTTGTGTTGGCATATCATTGGGAAGGGCGGCGATTGTGCCGCCCTTTTCGTTTGTTGCGTCATTATTTACGGGATGTTAAAATAAAAAAGGCCCGCGCTGCACTAACAGCCGAGCCCGTGATCGAAACCTGAGAAGGAGGCTTCAATGTCTAAAAACCTACCATCCCCGTTCGAACTTCGCAAGCTTTTGCGATGCAGTCCAAAGACAGGAAAACTGTTTTGGCTAACTCGCACCCCGAGCATGTTTGAAGATGGTAAGCAAAGTTCTTACCACAAATGTCACAAATGGAATAGTCGATATGCTGGTAAAGAGGCTTTCACTACAGGGGATGGTCTTGGCTACAAGCATGGTTCAATCTGGAACCGAAAAATAAAAGCTCACCGTGTAATTTGGTGCTTGGTTTATGGCGAATGGCCAGATGGGAAAATAGACCACATATCTGGTGATCGGGCAGACAACAGGATTTCCAACCTCAGAGTGGTTGACGATATTGAGAATGCTAGAAACATGGCGCGTAGGTACGATAACAATAGCGGCTGCACCGGCGTTTCAAAATTTCGTTGTAGTCAATGGAGGGCAAGAATTCACGTGAATGGAGAAGACAAATTTTTAGGATTGTTTGATTCTAAAGATGAAGCGATTGCTGCACGACAAGCCGCAGAGAAGAAATACGGCCACCACATCAACCACGGCCGCTAAGCACCAACCTTGCGATATGCGTCTTGATCCCTCATAATACCCTTAAATTGTAGATGGGGGTAAACATGTCAGAGCAAGAAAAGATCCGGTGGGTTAAACCAAATGGCGCCGAAATCGACACCAACGCCGAGAAAGCCACGGTTGAGTATTGCGCCAAACTTGGCTGGGATCGCGTGGATGCAGCGGCAGCGAAGCCCAAGGCTCGGCGCGGTCGCCCTAAGAAAGAGGCGTAAACGGTGTCCACAGGAACCGACATCATCAGGGACGCGCTTTCCGAGATTGGCGCGGTTTCTGTGGTTTCCCCTCCTTCCCCTGAATCTATCGAAGCGGGACGGAAGAAGCTCAACTCAATGCTTGAGCTGTGGTTGTCAAAGAACATCGTTCTTGGCACCAGACCGCTTGATGCAGCCGGGGACGAACTTGGAGAACCCGAAGATACGAGAAACGCTATTGTCACCAACCTGGCTATCGAACTTGCGCCCCTGTTTGACAACGGAAAAGTCATTGTGGGTCCGGATTTGAAATCAAACGCGCGGCGCAACTACATGAACATTCGTCGCCTCTATGGTCGCGTTACGGTGCCGAATAAGGTACTGTCGAGCACAACCCCCTTGGGTCAAGGAAATTACCAAGATCAGGGACAGTATTCCCCGAGCTTTTGGCGCCGGGGTGGTCGCGTCCGAAACTAAGGAGGAAAAATGCCGCAAATCCCAATGCCTCCCGGTTTTGTTGGTGTGGAAAACCTTCCCAAAAGCCGCCAAACCCTCATGAACTGTTTCAATAACCAGCAGGGCGCAGTTATCGCGCGGCCGGGGATTGAAACAATCAGCAACCTTGGGACTGTGGCGCGGGGACAATTTGTCTGGAACGGCGCGCTTTACGAAGTTGTTGGCACCACACTGATAAAAATCACAAACGTTGAGACTGGCACATTCACCACGATAGGAACCATTGCAGGCAACACGCTTGTGGAAAGTGCTGTAGGGTTTACAGCTGCGGTTCTGGTGGTGCGCGGGGGGGAGATCTACTCTCTGGATACCTCAGACACTCTGACGGACATTTCGGGCAACGCAAACTATGAGCCTAGCGATGCCGTCACATTCATTGATGCCAGGTTCGTGTTCATTCCATCCAATGGCGCAAATCCTGCGTTTTTCACAGATGCGAATGCATTAACGGTCGGCGCATCTAACTTCTTTGACGCGGAAGAACTGCCGGACCAAAACACAACTACATTCAACCTGCGAAATACGCTCTACATCGCCGGGACAGATAGTTTTGAATTGTTCCGAAACACCGGCGCGACGCCTGTACCGTTTTCGCGTCTGACCGGGGCTCGGCTGGACTACGGATACATCGGGGGTCTTGTTTTCTACAACGACACTTATGCCTTTGTGGGGCGTGAGCGAGACCAAGACCCCGGCATCTACCTCGTGAGCCAAGGCCGCGCCATCAAGATTTCAAACGAGAGAGTGGATTTAATTCTAAGCCAACACACGCTTGAGCAGTTATCGCGTGCGGTCGGAAACAGGTTCAAATGGCGTGGGTACGATATCCTTACAATCACTTTAACCAATGCAAGCTTTGGGTTTTTTAACGGTCAATGGTTTGAGCTTACCACTATCATTGAAGGGGAAATATTGCCGTGGAATGGTGGTTTCATTGATCAGTTTGAAGGCACATATTACTCTGCGTCGGGTACCTTGTTTGGAAAGATTGAAAACATAGACACGGAGTTTGGCAACAAAATTCCGCGAATTATAGACGTGGCGTTCCAACATCCTGACAACGATTTCTTTGCATGTCAGTCGGTTTCTTTGCAGATTTCTCAGGGATTTGACGGGGGACCGGGGGATGATGTGCCGGGAACTGTGGGACTCGCACTTTCGCGCAACAATGTTGAATATGGAGAATACCTGTTTCGAGATTTGGGCGCGCTGGGCGATTACACTGACCATCTGGAATGGAATTATCCCGGGGGTCTTGGAACCTATGACGGGTTCATGGGGCTAAGGATTTACACAACGCAGAGCGTAGACTTTAACTCCAATGGCTTGTTTGCGTTTTTCAGGGGATAGAGCATGGCTAACGAGATTGTCACAAACCCGGAACATGGCGAAGAAATCATTGTGGGAGGCCGAGCTTCTTTGGGACTGCAGGTGTTCTTTGATGAACTTGTTTTAAGACTGAACGCCAACCTTCTTGGAAACGCCGTTGTCCTTCCCACATTTACGGTTGCAACGTTGCCAACCCCATCGGAAGTGACGAGAGGTATGATTTTTGTCAGCGATGAAAGCGGGGGCGCCGTTCCCGCATTCAGTGACGGAATCAACTGGCGCAGAACCACGGATAGGGCGATTGTATCATGACCCTTGAGCGCACACAGGATTACAGGCGCGTCAAAATGATATCGGATGCAAACCCAATGCAAGACGGTGGGGAGTGGAGGCCGGTCATTTCGTCCAATTACATTTATCTTATGGAGTCGGACCACGGCAAAGACGTAGGGGTGTGGATTTTTGAGCCCGAGGAGGACTATTTTCTCATGCATGCTTGCATGGGTCCGAAGTGCCGAGGATCGAAAGCAATTAAGAGTGCGCGCAACGCAATCGGATGGTTGTTTGAAAATACGGATGCAGATGCTATTCTGGCTCCGATAGCGAAAAGCTTTCGGCATGCAAGTATTATAGCAAGACGCACAGGCTTGCGTGTTCATTCTGAAAACAAAGGCGGAAAAGCTTACATCATGACGCGGAAAATGTACTGCGGGGGAGAAGGGTAAAAGCAATGGGACAAATTGTTGGGGGCGTCCTTGGTAAGCGCGCAGCGGAAAAGGCGGCAGACGCGGCCACGGCCCAAAGTCGTCTTGGAATTGAGGAACTGCGGCGCCAGTTTGGCATTGCCCGAGAGGATCTTGCGCCCTTTCTTGCTGCAGGCACTGGTGCTCTGGAAGACGTTGAACAAGCCGCCTCAATACCGGGATTTGGAGAGCGCCTTGGGGAAATACTCGGAGGTGAATCCTTAGAGCCCTTGATCGCTGAGCGCACGCGTGCTGCGCAGGGACAACTCTCTGCCGCAGGTCTTAATCGATCAGGAACCGCAGTTCAGGAAATTGCCAACATTCCAACAGAACTTGGATTGCAAATTGAGCAACTTTTGTCGGGAAGGTCACAGGGTTTGGCAAACCTTGGCTTTGGTGCGGCTCAAAGCTCGGCTGGATTGGCTTCACAACTTGGACAAAGCCTTCTTGGGGCGCGTCAACAAATCGGACAAGATCAGGCATCCGGTATTTTGGGGGGTGCACAGGCCGCTGCAGCATTTGGGCAAGGCGCCTTTAATTTGCTGGGCTTGGCGCTGTCCGATCCCCGATTGAAGGATAACGCGGTCAAGGTTGGTGAAATCAACGATCTTGGCATTTATCAATGGGACTGGAAGCCAGAACTTGAGGGCATGATGGTTTACGATACGCCGACGCTTGGCTTCATGGCTGACGAGGTTGAGCAGAAGTACCCGGAATACGTATCCGAGTTTGGCGGCTTCAAGTGCATTGCTTACGGGCCTCTGACAGCGCTTTTGGAACACAACGCCGAAGAATATCATAGGCAACGCGCCGCATAAGGAAAGAACAGAATGGTCACACTGGCAAATCTCGACGGTCGGTCCCTTGCTATCGATTTGGGGGAAGCATTTGGACCGGCCATTGAGCAGGCAAGGGAGCGCCGAGAGCAACGCGAACTCACCAATCTGGTGCGTCAGGCAAGTGGACTTCCCGCAGTGCCAGAGAAAAACGCCGGTGGGTTTCTTCAAAGGATCGCCCCGGATTTGGCCTCAAGGATTCAGCAGCTTAACGGCCAGCGCAACCCCACCCTGATTAATCAGGCACGTCAGGAGGCTCAGGTGGGCATTGATACCTCGCGCCGCATTCTTGCTGCCAAGAGCCCATCGGAAAAGCAGAAGATTATCCTTGAACGTGCAAGCGAAGTGCAGCGCCAAGGGGGGGACGCAACCGAGCTTCTGCGTATGTCGGGACTGTCCGCTGATGAAATCGACCTGCAGGCCCAGAAAACAGCCATGACGGGAGACGCGACACTTAAGGCATTGCCTGCACCTACGCAGCAGGAAAGACTTGCGGCGCGCGCTGAACTGGCGGCCAGAAACCCCGAAGCCTTAAGGCTTGTATTGGCACAAGAAGAGGCGACAGGCCAGAGGCGATTGGCTGAACAGCAGCAACGTGCTGGGGAGCGCCTTATTGGACAGGTTTTTGATCCTGGAACAGATGATCCTTCACTTGCTCTCATCCGTGAGTTTGAGGGATTCCGTGAAACTCCTTATTTCGATGTAAACGCACTGCGTACCGGATATGGATCAGATACAATCACAACCGAAGATGGCCGCGTTATCCAGGTTACGGAAGGAACCCGCGTTACGCGAGAGGACGCAGAAAGAGACTTGGTTCGCCGCGTTCAGACGGAGTTCAAACCGCGTGCCCGTGCTGCGGTTGGCGCAGAAGTATATGATAGCTTTTCACCGCAGCAACAGGCCGCGCTTGACAGTATCACCTACAACTACGGGGAACTGCCTCAAAGGGTTGCGAGCGTTGCGAGGACGGGCGACATTCAGGCAACGGCGCAAGCAATTGCGGCTTTGGGTTCAGATAACGAGGGTATTAACGAGGATCGCAGATTGCGCGAGGCTCAAATTTTCGCGCAAGGAGCGCAACAACAGCCTCAACCTCAGCAGATTACCCAGCAACAAGTGGCATCTCTCTTGGCGTCGCCAGGAGTGTCTGATGAAATCAAAGATTTTGTTGTTTCTGAATATGAAAGGCAACTTGAAGCGCGCGCGCAAGCAGGGCAGCCAGCAAGTGACCTTGGCCAAACCATAACGGACCTTCAAAGCGATATTGATAGGGGCATTGTGCCCCCCGAGCAAGGCGCGCTAGCAATTCAATCTGCCATTGCCGACAGCATCAAGGACGATCCATCCTATACGGTCCTTTCCCCGGAAGAGGCAGAGCGCCTTTTAGGTGTCGGATATGATGAAACCAAAACTTATCAACAGTCCCCAGAGGGGCGCATATCTGCTATTGGTGGCGCAGGTGTTACGGTAAATGTTCCCACGGGAGAAGCAATCAAACTGACAGAGCGTCAGAGTCAAATGGCGCTCTTCGGCGCTCAAATGGCTAGTGCACAGCCCGTATTTGATACATTGGAGCAGGGCGGATTTGATCCCGCTTCAATTGCGCAGTTCCTTGCGACGCAAGGTGGTGATATTGGTAATTTTTTCAATACCCCTGCTGGGCGCCAATACAATGCCGCCAAAAATGCATGGGCTGAAGGTGTTTTGCGCATTCAAACAGGCGCGGCCGCAACTCAGCCAGAAATTGATCGAGTTACCAATACATATTTTGCAAGCGTGGGAGATGACGCCGCCACCATTGCATTCAAGAGGCAACTTCGAGAAGCTTACGCAAACTCTCTTGGCATTGCGTCTGGTGGGCTCGTTAACCCGAATGAAATGGCGGAAAGCGTTCTGGGTCAGAAGATCGACCAGGGTGCGCCTGTTTTGTCCCCGTCAGCATTTGCGGGACTTCAAAGGGAGCGACCGGATATGTCGCCGCAGCAAATTGCTCAATGGTTTGAATCTCTCACGCCCGAGGAACAAAAGTCCATCAACGACAGCTTTAACTAGGGGGCAGCATGGCAAACGAAAAAGAACTTCTGGAAAGATTCAGGGCGTTTCAGGCTGCGCCTGCGGAAGCTGCACCTGCGTCCGATTTGATGAAGCGGTTTGCAGAATTTCAGCCCCCTGCGACAGCAACTCAGGTGGAGGCTCCTGTAGAGGCCGACCAGTTTACGCCCGAAGAGACTTCCTTTCTTGAGCAACTTGGCTCAGGTCTCAACGAGGGCATTCTGACGATACTGGGAGCCCCTGTTGATTTCTCCAATTGGTCGCAGGATTTAATCGTCAAAGGCGTTAACAAAGCGACTGGTGCCAACCTGAAAACACGCGCTGAAATTACTGCGGAAACCGGAAGGGCACCATTGGGTGGATCTGAATCCCTGAGCCAAGCGGCGCAAGCTGCGGGACTTGTTACGGAAATTGAACCGCAAACCAGCCCCCAACGCTTTGCTCGTCGTGTTGGTCAGGAAGTGGGGGCCGGTGCTGTGGCTGCTCCAATTGCACTTGCTAGCGTTCCTGCTCGTGCGGGCGCCGTTGCATTGACAGATTTGGCGGCCGACATTGGATCTGGCACCGCTGCTCAAGCGGCTACCGAATATTTCCCAGATAGTGTAACTGCGCAACTTGCTGCGTCTCTTGCTGGTGCGGGGTTTGGTGCGACGGGAGCTCAAGCTGGACTTAAAGCTGCGGACAAGAGCGCCTATAAGAGAATTGTAAACCGAGCTATTCGAGACACCCCCGAAAAGGGATCTCTCAAAAAAGCTGCGGGTGAATTGTATGACGCCGCAGAGCGTGAAGGATTGACGGCCACGAGGGAACAGGTTTCGCAAATGTCTAACGACCTGATTGCGATTGCCGACAATGAGGGCCTTCTAATCAACGGAAAGATTGCGGCCGATATGCCAAAGGTAAAGTCTGGTTACAAATTGGCTTCTGAGCTGGCGGACGCGGAAAACTTGACACCAAAGCAAATGCTCAAGCTGCGCCGCAACTTTCAGCGCATTGCGGCAAGTACAGATCCTTCTGAAGCCCGAATTGGTGTTCAGATGCTCAAGTCTTATGACAATTTTACAAGCGGCCTTTTGCCTCAACTTGCGGAGGCTAACAAACTCTATACGGCTGCTATGCGCGGAAACCTGATCGAAACTACAATTCGAAAAGCTGAAATAGACGCAAGAAAATCTCGTACCCTTGGGTTTGATGATGAAATTCGCAAGAAATTCAGTAAAATTCTCAAAGACATAGAGGACGGGAAAAAGGGTGTGCAGGGCCTTAGCGCAGACCAGAAAGCAATTATTGAGCGCATCGCGACAGGTGGCTTGCCTGAGAATATTGCAACCAAAATAGGAAAATTTGCCCCTACTGGCGCAATCTCTGGAGCCGCCAGCGCGGGTCCAGCAGCCGTAGGAACAATTTCTGCAGCCGCATCGGGCAACCCTCTTTTTGCTGTGGGCGGTTTGGCGCTTACTGGCACTGGCATTGCTGCGGGCGCAGCGGGGAGAGCTGTTGTAAACAGGATGCAGCGTCGGAACGCAAAAATCGCATCGGCACTCATGCGCGGGATGGCAAGACCAGAAGGACCAGAAGATGTAAAAGCTTTTAACCAAGTTTTTTCCACATGGTTAATGCAAAACGCTGGCCAAATTGCGGCTCAATCGGGGACTGCTAATGCAAACCATCCGTAAACAACTTGTAAGCACGAGTTAATGTTCTTATATATAGACCGTTAGAAGCAAGAGGTAAAACTATGAACAGAAGTCATCAAATGAGAAATTCAGACGTAGGCAACATGATCGGCAACATGGTTTTGTTTTTTGGTCGGCTCGCTGCTATTGTTTTTTGTGCTTACTGCTTGGGCATTATGATATTCTAAGCAAAACAACGGTCACCTTAAGGAGACTGACGAATGTCAGCGGTTATAAACGAAAACACACAGTTTCTATCTGATGGCGGCAAGCCTATCGTGGGGGGGCTTTTGTACATTGGGCTCGTGGGCTCTGACCCGGTTGCAAACCCAAAGGCAATATTCTCTGACCGTCAACTTACGACGCCTCTTGCAAACCCTCAGACGCTTGACAGCACGGGCCGCTCAACAAACAAAATTTGGTTATCGGGGCTATATTCTATTCAGGTCAATGACGCCAGTGGAACGCAAGTGTTTCAGGACTTGGATGCTGGTGTGGCGCTTGGCGCCCTTAGTTCGACTGGTTTAACCAATGTTCTGGGGGGCGATAACATTACTGCGGAGGGATCGCCTACCGTTGCGGCCCTGACTGACAAAGCGACTTACGTGTTTACAGCCGTGGCGGTCAACACGGGCGCTGTCACAGTGAACATTGACAGCCTGGGCGCAAAGCCGGCTCGAAAAAATCAGAACTTTGATTTAGTCGAAGGCGAGATTGAAATCGGTGACATTATCAATCTTCAATACAACGCCCTGAGCGATGACTTCTCAATCACCAACCAGAGAACCAACGAAATAAACTATCGCAGTATTTCCACTGCAAGCACAGTGGTTGGGTCCGATCTGGGGGGGCTGATTGTATGCACGGCAACCTTGACGCTTTCCTTAACGGCGGCTGCTACGCTGGGTGCCGGATTTTCCTTTTATGTAAGGGCCAATGGCGGTGACGTTACAATTGACCCTGATGGATCAGAAACCATTGACGGGGCTGCAACGCTTTTGGTGGAAGATGGAAATTGGGTGCTGATTACCTGTGACGGCAACAATTGGCAGGTGGTTACACCGATAGCGCCTCTTGGAACCACGCCCACGCAACAGGTTTTTACATCAAGCGGAACGTGGAACCGGCCTACAGGGTGCCGAAAAATTAAGGTTACCGTTACAGGGGGAGGAGGAGGCGGCGGTAGTGCATCGGCCAATAATGAACGAGGTGCCGGTGGGGGCGCGGGATCAACTGCAATCATATATATCGATGTTTCCGCCTTAGCATCTGAAACCGTAACAATTGGCGCGGGGGGCGCGGGACAAACTGGATTGGGGGCTGGTGGGAATGGTGCGCAAAGTTCTTTTGGAACTTCTGCGGTGGCCGGAGGCGGTTTTGGAGGCGCTGGCAGTACTGGATCTGATTCAGGGGGCGCCGGAGGCACCCCTACAACCGGAGATATTTTAATACCTGGTAACCCAGGATTTCCGGGGCCTACGGATGCAACACTTGCGGCTGGCAATGGTGGCTCAAGTTTTTTTGGGGCTGCAGGGATAGGATTGGCCACGGCTGGCGTTGGAGCTAATGGTGGTGATGGTTCAAATGGGGGAGGAGGCGGCGGGGGTGCTGGCCAAGGAAATGGCGGCGATGGCGGCGATGGGATCTGTGTTGTGGAAGAGTTCTACTAATGACAAAATGTCCCAACATGCAGTAATATGATGCCACATCCTTTTCGTGACAAAGGAATCTTAATGATGAAAGTGTATAACCACTGGACCGCATTTCCGACTGACCAATGGCGCTGGCTCAGCTTTTCGCCGCAGGAATTAGCGTGCAGGGGGACAGGAAAGCTCGCCATTGATGAGCGCAGCATGGATATGCTGCAGGAGTTACGCAATCGACTTGGACGCCCCATGATCCTTAACAGCGCCTATCGGTCCCCCGAGCATAACCGCCGCGTTGGGGGCGCAAAGGGCTCGCTTCACATGAAGGCCATGGCCTATGATTGCCGCATGGATAATCACGATCCGCAAGAGTTTATCAGGATAGCCAAAGAGGTTGGATTCAAGGGCATCGGTGAATATGCGGACAAGGGGTTTACGCATATTGATACTCGTTCGAATGCGGCCAGTTTTGGCACAAAGAAATGGCCGGAAGCTGCGAAGCGACAAACTCCACGATACACACCGGAACCAGAGCCACGCAAGAAGACGCGGGCGGCCGGTGAGGCCGCAGGTGTTGCCGTTCTCGTGGCGGCCGCTGACGAGGTTGTGCGCACCGCTGCCCCGCTTCTTGACCCTCAAGCCGTAACTTTAGCCTCTACGGCGGTTGCCCTGATTGCCCTGTTCTTCATTGTGCGCCGCTTCATGCGTGACGAGGACGGATGATATGTTCGGCCTCAAGGATTACATCATCGGCACTTTGGTTGTGGCTGCAACGGCTACGGGTGTGTGGGGAAAGGTGGAGCGCGAGCGCGCTGCAAAAGCATTGGTGCAAGTCACTCACATACAGACCGCACTGAAAAGCTGCGGCGTCAGACTCCAAGCTATCATAGATGACGTGGAGAGCGATAATGCAATTGACACTGTACCCGATTCTGATCTTGTCGATGTTCCTCCTGAGTGGTTGTTGGGGGACATTGACGCCAACGGAAATTGAAGGTCCACTATTCTGCGATGTGGAAGAGCCCCGGCGCTTTACCCAAGCGGAACTTGACTGGCGCGCTGCCAATGCACCAGCAAATCTCAGACGTGACTGGAAAACCAACACAACCTGGGACCGTGAGTGCAAGAGCGTTGACGAAACAGGATAAAACCATCACTATTCAATAGAACTTATTCGCGATAGAATAAGGTGGGGCCGCGTCCTTGTGTCGGCAAGTCGCGGCCCCAGATCACCACCCCAATGCGTGACCATAGGGCGGCAATCATTCGAATTAAGGGTCACGCAATGCTTATTCCAATTGAATGCAATCTGAGCGTCAATAGCGGATTTCCATGCTTGACTGTTTCTTTGTAAGGGGCGTCAAACATGGCAACAGTAGACATCATACTGACGGAAGTTTGGCAGCTTGCGCATAGCGCGACAGCAAACAACACCAACATTGTTCTTACACCGCAAGGCAAAGATATAGATTGGGCGATTGATACCACAACACCCGCAGAAAGCCTTGCGGGTCACAATCTCAGCCAAATGGGCATGATTAACGAAAACTATCGCGATAGGGGATTTATCCTACAGAACGGTGAAGGGCTCTATCTGCGGGGCTCTGCTGGTCTTGTCGTAGCAATGACGATTGCAACATAGGGGTTCAGGATGGTTCAGATTATTGACGCAAGGGGGCTGGGAGGAAGTGGAGGCGGCTTCGGTTTTGTTGTTCCGGCTGATTCTCCGTTTGTTGACATTGCGGCTAGAGATTTGTGGACAACTTCCAATCCCAATCAACTTTTAGAAAATCAAACTCTTGTAAATGTTACTGCTACCTCCACATGGTATCTTTGGGATGGTTCACAATGGGAAATTGCCACCCCAATTATTCAAGGACCTGCGGGTGCAGACGGTGCCGATGGTATGGGGCTTCCCATTACAAACGTACCCGCTGACCGCATTCCCATTCTAAACACAGCCCGAACAGAATTTACCGACAGTGGCATAAGAATGCTTTCCAGTGGTGAGCTTCTTATGCCAGGCGATACGGGCTTTGAGGCTGATAGTCTGCGCATCGGCGATATTTCCACACTGCACGAGGCCAACAGCTTTCTGCGTTTGAGCAACAGTCAGTTTCCAGATGTTCGTTTCGATCTTATTGACGCCAGGTCCAGACCTACGGCTGCAAGCAATCCTCCGCGCCAATTCTACCTGACGGAAGCAGAAAACGATTTCACACTTCAGGCCATTGATACGGAAACAATCACCACAAACCCGCTATCAATGAACTATACGGTGACGCTTGATGCGCAGACAAATGCGTTCAAGTTTCGAACTGCGGCAACCATGACAAATGTGCGAGTGACAGTAAGCTATGCCACTGGCAATCAAGGAGTCATCAAATATTTGCCAAGCAAAGCTGCTGTCCTTGATGGATCGGGAGGATATAATTTCACGCTGGGCGATAACACCATATCGTTCCCGGATAGTCCATTCAGGCAGTTAACGGGCGATCAGGTCACGGTTCTGGTTGAGGCCGATAACGTTTCGTTCTTGGGAAACACTACGGGATTCCCCTACCTAGTCGGCTCGGTTCAGCGCGGCGAGTTTAGAGATCTGGCGTTTTCATCAGCTGTTCCCACTACAGAAAGCATCCAAGACATTGTTGCTGCAATGTTCACAGGCGGAACCCATAACGGTATTTCGTTTGCCTACGACGATACAGATGGCTTTATAGACGCAACGGTAACAGGTGGTGTCCCGCAGCCAGGTGCATCCATTACCGGATTCAGCATCAACCTGCCTGCTACCGTTGATATTGGAACGGACATTAACCAGTCCCGTACGATTTCCTTCACCACTGCACAGACATCGCAAATCGCCTCCATGAACCTGATTATCACGGATGGCAACGACTTATCCCTGACGGTTCCAAGTGCAGACGGTGCGCAGACCGCAACAGTCCTTCTTTCCGGTATCGACACCAGCAGCGCGGGAACCGTGACATTTCAGATTCGAGCCACCACAACAGGCGGTCAAACCATCATGTCAAACTCCCAGATAGTCACGGTGCGCGCCGTTGCGGCTGATGAACAGGCGTATTATGGCGTGCGTCCAACGAATGATTTTGCCACGGTTGCTACTTCATTACTGACATCCGTAGATGTGCAGCCGGCAGGATCGACTTACACGATTAGCGGATCTTGGCCTGCAACAGAATTTATCGGCATTCTGGAACCAACCGATCGCCCAATCACCAGCATTGTAGAGACGGCGTTTAATCAGGAAACACTGTCAACATGGACGCGCACAGCCTCCGCACGCACAATCAACGGCCAAGCATATGACCTGCTAACCCAGCAGAACAACAGCGGCCAGACCGGAACGTTCGAATTTAGGGTGACCCATGGTTAGTAATCCGCGCCTAATTCCATTTCCCATAGCCTCTATAACAGGCGAGTTGGCCGACGCCAGCCAAATCGTGAACGCCAGTACAAACCAAACTGGCTTGATAAACGGATCGTCGGATGTTCAAACCGCTCTTGATCGGATTGACGCAACTGGGATCGGCGCCCCGATATTTGCTTTCACCGGTGATTACTCTGCGCAGAACTCTAACCTTTCAGAATGGTTTAATGGGCAAGCCAACCGACACTTGCAAGGCGCCGCTGGTCAGGCAAATGGCTTGCGAACCTTCACGCTGCCAGGCGAAACCGTTTTGGGAACCATCTTTGATCAGCTTTCAACTGAAGGATTGCCAGAGCTCTACAGAATAACAATCAGTTATTTGGGCGGTTTGGCCGGAGAGACCGTGACGAACAACCGTTTACGAGTCGTTCCGCGTCTTTCGCCAGCACCACAGATTGATGGCCGTGCAAATGTCACGCTTGCACATGGTGATCAGGTTACGCTTGAGATCAGTCGAACCTCGAGTGTTATTTCGTCTTACAATGTTATTGCAGAAGGACGCCTTGCGGGTTCACCGGCCGGTGACACGCTTGACGATATCCAACTTCAAGCCTCCACTTGGGATGCGTCGTCAACCGGTGCATTACCATCCGGCGTATTACAAGGCTACGCTTACAAGGTTGTCAACGCGCCGACCGATGGTTCAGGGAGATTTGGAGAAGTTCTGTACACTGACGATTGGGTTGTGTGGTCTGCTGCCAGCTTCACTCAGTGGTCGGACACCGCCAATTGGTTCGTGATTGCGGCTGGGGATGTCCGACGCTTGACGCTTCAAGGCCAGATTTTCCTAGAAGACGTTGGAACGCGGACTAGAACCATTCGCGGCGAACAGCTTGACGGAAGCCCACAGGATCGAAATCACTGGTTTCGCATTTATGACAGCCCAGCGGATTATTCAGCAGCAGATTTGAATGCCAGCACCGATGAAGGATCTATTGCGGTTCCCGCCAATCGCGACGGTGCGCGCCTTGCGCTTAGGTTTGCGGGAACAAATGCAACCATCGCAACGCTTTTAACAACGCTTGATGCATACGAAGAAGATGCTTTTGGAAACTTTAATCTGATTGGCAACATGTCTACGGATTTCACTTTTGAAGGCAATTTTGGGGGTGAAAGTGATTACGTTGCCAGCCGTGATTACGACTTTTCTGCCGGTAGTACCGTTCGCCTTTACCTGCAATCAACGCAGACATTAAACACGATCACCGATTATGACGCATTGGATAATGTTGACGATGGGTCGATCTCAGAAGCTAAGTTGAATAGTGATTTACGGCGCCGTCTTGCTGCCAGTGCTTCGGCAAATCTTCAGCTTGATGAACAGAGAATTTCGACACTTGAAGGCAAGATGTCTACTTTGTTTCCGCTCTCCCCTGATGTTCACAAACTTACCGCATTTTCGGATATTTTTAATCCAGAGGCCAGTGTTGCCACAGTTACGATTGCACCCGGATATTCAAATATTGCGGACTATCGTGGTGGGGGCACAAGGTACCAGCAGTCAGGCGTTGCGTATTCAATACCGGTATCCGGAACGGTTCGATATGATGGTTTGGGAACAAGCGCATATCGTGGCTTTGGTTTCCGTGTTGCGGGCGCCAGCAACGACACACTCATGTGGTTGCGGGGAACCACTGAAACGATCCCCTTCTTCCGGATTACCGGCGGCGGCCGCATCCAGGTCAATAACTACACTCCGGCGTCAACTGTAGATCAAACTCAAACAAACGTTTTCACTTTCTTGACTCGGACAGCGGGAACAGAAGTTATCAGCACGGCGTCAGGAAGTGTTGCAACATTTACAGCAACGAGGTTTCCAACTGGAGCGACAAACACCTCCCGAACCTTGCAACTTGACATTGATATTTTGGTTGGCGGCACTGACACTCAAGGATCTGGGTTTGTTGATGTTACGCTTCCAGATACCAACGTTGCAGTCGCTCGTCAGACGGTTTCACGTGATGTTTTTCTAGGCCCCCTGCATGGTAACAGGACAGTTAATGTAACGATTGGCTACGAAAGCCGCGTTTCTGGCGATGATTTGCTGATCGACATTACGCTTGTGGGGGCGCCCTCCGATGTGACGGTGCGCCCTACAGACGTGGGAGACTTCCGGACGTTTACCGCCCCCGCCACCGTGGCGCGCGTCGATAATTGGATCAGCTTTGGGACCGGATCGGGCGACTATACAATCACTGGCGACGTCGATTTCCTGTTCAGCTTTCAGCCGCATCAATCGGCAAATACAACAGCCGTTGTCGGCGCTTATCGTGAAGCAGGGGGTGCAAATGATGAGTTCAACGACATTGATGTCCCCATTTCGGTCACGAATTTTGACAGTGTTGAAATTCAGACAATGGGGCAGCTTGCCGGGTCTGAGTTTAGAACATTCACGCCTGACCATTTCTTAATTCACCGCGACTTGTCGCAACTTCTGGTCAATGCAAGGCAGCAATGGTGTTACGGTTTGGCCGCTAACAGCGCAGCAACTGAAAATGCGGTTACCGAAGCGGTCGACTTTACACAAGGCGTTATCTTGACTTCGCCCGACAGCAGTCGCTGGCTTATTACGGTCGATGACACGGGAGCGCTATCGACAACAAAACAACCGTAGGAGAGGTGGAATGCCTAGGCATATTCACGGTGAAATCATTCACGAGGCCATTACAGCAAGCGGCCCGTTGTCCCAGGGTGGGGCAAATTATTTCGTCGATACAACAGAAGGCGCTATTACTTTGACAGTGGCAGCGGATGTTACAAACTTTCGCGTGTATGACAGTCACATCAACTTTTCTCTGAACAATTGCACGCTAGACTTCGGAGGGGGATCTACAAAAGTCATGAATTTGGATGGCGAAATCATGGCTTTTTTTAAAGATGCAAACGATGCGTGGCGTTTTATCAGCGAAAGCGTGGGCAGTGGAGGCGCAGTCTAACACAACCAAAGGTTTGATCGGCAGCGAAATTTAGGCTATCGGTTAAACATGGCTTTATTTGATCCCGACGACTTTTCTGGCCGTCCTTATGAGGGAGGCATGAATCAAGCCCTTCACCACGAGGGCGGAAAGGCAATTCTGGGCGCCATTCTATTCCTGTTTCCTTTCACCACCATGTTTTGGGCAATCCTAGCCGCAGGAATTGTTGTAGTTCTGTGGGAGTGGTGGCAGCTTAAGGAACGTGATGCCAAGCCCTTAGATTACATGTTTGATTTGATCTACTGGTTTTCCGGGATAGCTTACTGGGCGGTATTGATGCAAACGGACAGTGAGTATGTTACCATTTCCCCGGTTTCCACGATGCTGGTATGGGTGATCGAATACACTAGAATTAGAGCTATGGGAAATGATGGGTAAGCTGATGGTTTCTAGGATATTCGGTAAAGGGTGGGTGGCTTGCAATGGGCTAGACAGGTATCGGCCATTGTGGGTTGCAATGCAGGTTTCCCTTTTCATTATCGGATGT